GGTATCAAAGTGGTGTGGTAAAAGTGCAATCGGGCATATGCCCGATGCCTAGTTGGCATTTCACTAGACATAAAAAAATGGCCAACCCCGTGAAGGGCTGGCCAGTGTAACAAGTTAAGATTTACGCTTAAGCTGCTTTTCTAAGTTTTTAGCTGCAATGATGCATTCTGGAATATCGTAAATGCTATCATCGCCTTCGTTGACCTCATTAAGTATTTTGAGGATGTCGGCAAGTTTATCTAAACTACGATCCTGTGCGTCACGCTTCACGATATTGCGCTGGTACTTATCAGGATTGAGACGGCGGTCTGCGTTAATCATACCGCGTCTGATATTTTTTAGTTTATCGCTAATCTTATCAGATATTTGCTTGCGGAATAATTTATCCAATTCATTGGTGGTGCCCTCAGTCTCCACCATGCGGCCCACCTCATTAGGTGTTAGGCATATTACCATTGCCATTTTGCGCTTGATACTCCATGACACTTTGTCATTGGTGCTACCTTCCTGACTAGGTGTAAACCAATTCTCTGGCTTATCGTTCAATTCAGTAATGCGGTATTCGTATGCTTGACTAGATGTCATTTCGCCAGAATGCGCACTTGCTAAAGTGCCTAGATCATCTGATTTAAATTCGCCGCCAAGACCATGAACCTTGATTAAATCAGCGCCAACTTTGCGGATTGCTTTGATGTCAATTTTAGTAGTCATTTGAATAACCTTTCAAGTTATACGGCTGGAAACCCCATGTTTCCTTGTTCCGATAACCAACTTATAGCAGCACATAACACGTTAGACAATAGCTTGCGAGATTAGCCTAGTTTATAATAAGATTTACAATTACTATTCGGGCAGATGCCCGATTCGTTAATTCGTTAGAGGTACCCCACCCCCACCCCCCGCTGTGTGTACTGTGACTCCGCGCTACTCTATACTATACTAATTTACTCAAATCTTTTGTATTTTTCCAGTTTCAGGAAGCACCCCCCATGGGAGTCCCAACCTCCCCTTGCAAAAAATTTTTTATGCTATATCCTCACGTGTTATACGGTTAGTACCTGCGAACACATTATGGTGATGAACATAGAACCCGAACTTGGTGTACCTTTGACAGATGGTGTAAAAGACATCACACTCCCTGAACGTGTTGAGGCATTAGACAATACCGTTAACAAGTTAGAAGAACATGGGGTAGATGCTACACCTGACGCATTAGATGAAGAAGTAGCCGCTACTCTCCTAACAGCTTATGCACAAGACCCCGACAAAACCTCAAAACAGGTCACACACAAACGCGCTGCTACACTTACTCCCCCGTCCATCAAGCTGGCAAACTCTATAATTAAAGAATTTAATCACTCTGTTGTGGAATCTTCTGTACAGCTTCGTCATTTAGTTACAAACAAATTGATAATTGAATCTGAAAACCCCGATGCCAAGCATCGTCTACGTGCTTTGGAGCTTTTGGGTAAGATATCAGACGTAGGTTTGTTTACCGAGAAGTCTGAAGTGACAATTACCCATCAGACTACAGATGATATTAAGGATAAACTACGCGCAAAGCTGGCAAAACTGGTAAATCCGGAGCCAGAAATAGAAAATGTAGTAACTTCTTTAGATGCTGATGCTATATTAAGTGATTTTGACAATGAATAAGGCCACAACTTTTGACGAATTAGACGTAGGCCACTTTCTTGACAACCTAGACGCGTTCTCTGACGAAGAAATACTGGAAATTGACCGTATGGTTGACGAGTTACAGGCGCGGAAGGCAAACAAAGCAGCATATAACGACCTTATAGAGTTTTGTAAGCGTATGCAGCCTGATTATATTGTGGGAAAACACCATAAAGTGCTGGCAAGCCTGCTGATGGACATCGAACAGGGCAACAAAGACCGCATATGTGTGAACATACCACCCCGTCATGGTAAGTCGCAGCTTGTTTCTATCTATTTCCCAGCGTGGTTCCTTGGTCGTAACCCTAACAAGAAGGTTATGATGGTCTCGCACACCACAGATTTAGCGGTAGACTTCGGTAGAAAGGTCAGAAACCTGATATCTACGGACGAATACCGTGCCATATTCCCCACTGTGGCGCTAGCACAGGACAGTAAGTCTGCAGGGCGGTGGAATACGAATGTAGGGGGTGAGTATTATGCCTGCGGCATCGGTTCTGCCATTGCTGGGCGCGGTGCTGACCTGCTTCTTGTGGATGATCCACATTCAGAACAGGACGTAATTAACGGAAATTTCGAGGTTTTTGCAAAAGCATATGAATGGTTTACTTTTGGCGCACGTACTCGCCTTATGCCAAACGGTAGTGTGGCGATAATACAGACACGCTGGCATATGGACGATCTTACAGGCCGTGTAACGCGTGACATGACAAATAATGACATGGCTGACCAGTATAAAGTCGTAGAGTTCCCTGCAATACTGGATATTAAGAAAAAAGACAGTGATGAAGTGGTCCAGAAGCCGCTTTGGCCTGAATTTTTTGATATGCAGGCATTAGAACGTACAAAATCGTCTATGCCTACGTTTCAGTGGAATGCTCAGTACCAACAGCAGCCCACAGCGGAAGAAGCAGCCATAGTAAAACGCGAATGGTGGCAGGAGTGGACGGGTGAACAGCCACCTCCATGCGAATATATAATTATGTCTTTGGATGCAGCCGCAGAAAAGCATAACCGTGCAGACTATACGGCCTTGACCACGTGGGGCGTGTTTCTGAACGAAGAAGAAAGCTCTCATCACATAATTTTACTTAATAGTATCAAACAGCGTCTGGAGTTCCCTGAACTGAAGCAGTTGGCTATGGAAGAATACGCTGAATGGGAGCCTGACGCGTTTATCGTGGAGAAAAAATCTTCAGGATCGGCCCTCTATCAGGAGATGCGCAGAACAGGATTGCTTGTACAGGAATACACCCCGCATAGAGGATCAGGCGATAAGATGGCTAGATTAAATTCTGTGGCTGACATCATAGCCTCTGGCATGGTATGGGTGCCACAGACACGTTGGGCAGAAGAGGTTATAGAAGAGATTGCAGGATTTCCGTTTATGAGCCATGATGACCTCGTTGACTCTACAGTTATGGCATTGATGCGGTTTAGACAGGGCGGGTTTATACGTTTACCTACAGATGAGGTGGATGAACCTGTAGCTTGGAGACGGCGCAGTGGTGGGTATTATTGATGGCTGCTAAAGACCCTAAGAAAGGAACAGGTAAGAAGCCTAAAGGCTCTGGTCGTAGATTATATACAGACGAGAACCCGAAGGATACTGTTAGTATTAAATATGCTACACCTGCTGATGCACGGGCTACAGCGGCAAAGGTAAAGAAGATAAACAAACCATACGCTAGAAAGATACAGATATTAACCGTTATGGAGCAAAGAAGTAAGGTGGCTGGTAAAACTGAACAGGCACGGATAGCAAAGAAGGCTAAAGAAAGCCTGAAGCGACAGCGCGGTACGAAGAAATCTTGATACGGAGATAACTATGGCTATTGAAAAAGGACTATATTCTGCTCCGCTTGGGATTGATGAGGGCATAACCGACATGGAAGAAATGGAGGTGCCTGATCTTGAGATAGAGATTGTAGACCCAGAGGCTGTTACCCTATCCGATGGGAGTATGGAAGTAACCATAATTCCCGGTACTGAGATAGATTTGTCTGATTTTAACGCAAATCTGGCTGAACTTTTAGATGATACAACCGTTAATGTATTATCAAGCACGTTAATGGAGCTTGTAGAGGCTGACATAGACAGCCGCAAAGAGTGGACAGAAACATATGTGGATGGGCTGGATGTATTAGGATTTAGATATGAAGAGCGTACAGCACCGTGGGAAGGAGCTTGTGGAGTATATTCTACAGTGCTTGCTGAAGCGGCTATCAGATTTCAAGCCGAAACTATGTCTGAGACATTCCCTGCTGCAGGTCCGGTCAAAGTAAAAGTTCTTGGCGAAGAAACAAAAGAGAAGCTTGAAGCTGCCCAGCGTGTAAAAGCCGATATGAATTACGAACTCACCGAGAATATGGTAGAGTATCGTCCAGAGCATGAGCGCATGTTGTACAGCCTTGGCCTTGCTGGGTCTGCGTTTAAAAAAGTGTACTACGATCCCAATATAGGACGGCAGATGGCGCTGTATATATCTGCTGAAGATGTTATCGTGCCATATGGCGCGTCTACTATAGAGTTTGCAGAGCGTGTGACGCATGTCATGCGTAAGACTAAGAATGAGTTGAAGAAGTTGCAAGCCTCTGGATTCTATAGAGAATTGGACATAGGTGAACCAAAACCGTACCACTCTGATATAGAAGAGAAGAAAGCAGAGGACGCTGGGTACTCTCTGACGGATGATGACAGATATTCGCTATACGAGATACACGCTGATCTTGTTATAGATGGTGTGGATGACGATGACGAGATAGCTCGTCCGTATGTGGTCACTATAGAACGAGGCACAGGTTCTATCCTGTCAATCCGTAGAAACTACGAAGAGGGTGATCCCCTCACTCTGAAAAGACAACACTTCGTGCATTATGCGTATGTACCCGGCTTTGGTTTTTATGGCCTTGGTCTGATACATATTATTGGCGGTTACGCCAAGACAGGGACTTCCTTGATACGTCAGCTTGTCGATGCTGGTACACTAGCTAATCTGCCCGGTGGCTTAAAGTCTCGTGGGTTGCGTATCAAGGGAGACGATATACCCATAGAGCCGGGAGAGTTTAAAGATGTGGATGTGCCATCAGGTAGCATTCGTGACAACATCATGCCTCTCCCATACAAAGAACCTAGCCAGACCCTTCTCGCCCTACTGAACCAGATAACACAGGAAGGACGTAGGCTAGGCGCTATCAGTGACATAAACATATCGGATATGTCAGCTAACGCCCCCGTTGGAACCACTCTAGCGCTTTTAGAGCGCACCTTGAAACCTATGGCTGCTGTTCAGGCTAGGGTGCATTACGCTATGAAACAGGAGTTTAAACTGCTCAAAGCTATAATGACTGAGTATGCTCCCAAGGACTACGCGTATCAGCCACAACGAGGCGAGGTCTCAGCCCGACAAGCTGACTACGGTATGGTTGACGTAATACCTGTAAGCGACCCCAACAGTTCTACGATGGCACAACGTGTAGTGCAGTATCAGGCTGTGTTACAGATGGCACAGCAAGCTCCGCAGATATATGACCTGCCGCAGTTACACAGGCAGATGATAGAGGTGTTAGGTGTTAAGAACGCTGATAAATTGGTGCCGACTAAGGATGACGCGAAACCTACAGACCCTATCAGCGAGAATATGGATGCCCTTGTGGGCAAGCCTGTAAAGGCATTTATCTATCAGGATCACGATGCACATATCGGTACACATATGTCGTTTATGCAAGACCCGATGGTGGCGCAGCTAATAGGGCAGAACCCGCAGGCAAAACAGATTATGGCGTCTCTACAGGCGCACATAGCGGAGCACTTAGGGTTCTCATATCGCAAGAAGATAGAAGAGAAGCTTGGCGCACCGCTGCCTGCACCGAACGAAGAGCTACCGGAAGAGATAGAAGTACAACTGTCACGTTTGGTTGCAGATGCAGGCAAACAGTTGACTCAAGCAAACAAGCAGCAAGCAGCACAGAGAGCCGCACAGCAGAAAGCACAAGACCCGATAATCCAGATGAAGCAGGCAGAACTGCAGGTCAAACAGCAAGAGCAGCAGCGTAAAGCAGCTAAAGATCAAGCAGATAGTGCTCTGCAAAGAGAACGGCTTAACCTGCAAAAAGCTAAGGATGCTACATCTGCTATGATGGATGCGGAGCGTATTAAAATAGAGCAGGCCGAGGTTGCTATAGAAGCCGAAGAAAAAGGTGTAAAACTACAGCAGTCCGGGCGTGTAGAACGCAACAAGGCAAGATTAGAGGCAGCAAAGATGCTGCAGTCTATGCCTACGCCTAAGAAAGGAAACTAGTAATATATGGCAAAAACCGTCTTTGACGTGCTTAAAGAAAAGATCGAAGGTGATAAATCTTCTGCATTAGAATTTCTTGGTACAGGTGGGGCAAAAGACTACGCCCAATACAAGGAAGTCGTTGGCTTAATTCGGGGTCTCGAAGCCAGCGTAGGATACATAGAAGACCTCTCGCGCAGTTATATGGAAGATGATGATGGCTGAAACAGTAGTACCTCTAAACGACGCAGACTTTGATTTGCAGCTACCTAAACCTGTGGGCTATAGATTGCTCATAGCGCTACCTCAACCCGAAGAAAATTACGAAGGGACAAGCGTTTTAAAAACTGAAAAAGAAAAACAAATGGACCATATTATGTCTATTATAGGCCTTGTGGTTGATATGGGCGCAGAAGCTTACGGAGATAAAGATAGATTCCCGCATGGACCGTGGTGTAAAGAAGGTGATTACGTATTGTTTCGTATGAACTCAGGCACACGGTTTTCTGTTGGAGGTTTAGAATATCGTCTGATGAATGATGATTCGATTGAGGCAGTTGTGGCTGATCCTCGTGGCGTTACGAGGGTATAGGCATGGCATTTCAAAAAGTAGAGTTTGAGTTTCCACATGAAACAGAAGATAAGATAGATGTTGAATCTTCTAGTGCTATTGAGGTGGATATAAGTGGTGAGGATACCAAAGTTGAAACTAAGGCTAGACCAGAGCCTGAAGTCGAGGTGGATACTGATGACAGCGAGGTGGCAGTTGAGGTCGTTGACGACACGCCAAAGGCTGACCGTAATCGTAAGCCGTCTGAACCTCCTGAAGATGTTACAGAAGAAGAGCTTGAAGACTATTCCGAAAAAGTCGCAAAGCGGATCAAACATTTCAGTAAAGGCTACCACGACGAACGCCGCGCCAAAGAAGAGGCTATTCGGCAGAGTCAGGAGCTTGAACGCGTTACTCAGCAGCTTATGGAAGAAAACAAAAAGCTAAAAGGTAATGTTAACAAGAACCAAGCCGCGTTGTTAGAACAGGCTAAGAAAAACGCCACTATAGAAACAGATGCAGCCAAACGTGCTTATAAAGAAGCATATGAGTCTGGTGATTCCGAGGCAGTATTAGAAGCACAAGACAAGCTAACATCTGCCAAGTTAAAGGCTGATAAACTAGCAAACTTTAAATTGCCGTCTTTACAGGAGACCGAAACACCTGTACAGACGGATACAGAACCCGCTCCAACAGGACAGGTCGATCAAAGAGCCGCAGATTGGCAAAAAGCTAATACGTGGTTCGGGGTTGACGATGAGATGACAAGTTTAGCGTTGGGGTTGCATAATAAGCTTGTCAAACAGGGCGTAAGCCCGCAGAGCGATGAATACTACGAGACTATAAACACTCGTATGCGTCAGGTCTTCCCAGATAATTTTGAGGAGGCTGCAGAACCCGAGGCTGAAGAGCCTAAGCGTAAGGCAAATGTGGTCGCACCCGCAACGCGGAGCACAGCACCTAAGAAGGTGACACTTACCAAGACCCAAGTGCAAATCGCTAAAAGGTTGGGGTTAACCCCTCAACAATACGCCAAACAGGTTGCAATAGACATGAGGAAAGCAGATGGCTGAGAATAGAATTGATCGTGAGCTACAGACCCGCGAAAAGAAAGTACGTAAGAAAGCTTGGATGCGTCCAGAGACTTTACCGTCTCCTACTCCCCAAGATGGGTATGCGTATCGTTGGGTCCGTGTTAGCAATCAAGGTCAGACAGATGCTACGAATGTCTCATCAAAGTTGCGCGAAGGTTGGGAACCCTGCAAAGCAAAAGATCACCCAGAAATTACTATGGTTACTGTAGAACAAGAGCGTTTTAGAGATAACGTAGTTATTGGTGGTTTGATGTTATGTAAGGCTCCACAAGAGATGGTAGAAGAACGCACTGAGTATTTTACACAACAGACAGATAGTCAGATGCAATCCGTTGATAACAACCTGATGCGCGAGAACGACCCTCGCATGCCGTTGTTTAACGAGAGAAAGTCTCGTGTGACATTCGGAAAAGGAACTTAATCTTAGGAGCTTAGAATGGCATATCCTACAGTAAGTAGCCCTTATGGGCTTGTTCCGGTAAAATTGTTGAGCGGTGTTCCTTACGTGGGTACTGTACGTCACTACAAAATCGCTAGTAACTATGGTACTGCCATATTCTATGGGGACGCTGTGAAGCTGGTTACCGGAGGCACTGTTGAACGTGATACGTTTGACGCTGCCATGACACCGATAGGTGTCTTTATGGGTGTATCTTACACCGATCCCGGCACATCGCAGAAAACATTTAGGCAGTCTTATCCTGCAAGCACCGTGGCTTCTGACATTGAAGCATATGTGTGTGACGCAACAGACGTACTGTTTAAAGCTGTTGTGCTTTCATCTGGCACCACTGTTGGTGACTTGGCAATAACTGACATCGGAGCAAACGTTGCTGGTGTAGATAATACTGGTGATTCTGTATCGGGTAACTCCCGTTGTGGTATCTCAGATTCTTCTGCGACTACCGCAACGTTGCCGTTCCGCATTGTTGATTTGGTCCAAGAAACCAAAAACAGTTCTGGTGGCTTTACCGAAGCTTATGTGAAGTGGAATGCAGGACATGCGTTCGACAACACTACTGGTGTATAAGGAGTTATAAACTATGGCTATTTCACGCGCCCAGTTACTAAAAGAACTCCTTCCCGGCCTGAACGCTCTGTTCGGATTGGAGTACGCAAAATACGGTGAAGAACACGCTGAAATTTTTGAATCTGAAACATCGGATCGTTCCTTTGAAGAAGAGACAAAATTGAGTGGTTTTTCCGCAGCACCTGTCAAAGACGAAGGCTCTGCCATCGAATACGACAATGCACAGGAAGCATTCACCGCACGCTATACACACGAAACAGTGGCAATGGGTTTCTCTATTACTGAGGAAGCTATTGAGGATAACTTGTATGACTCACTGTCTGCTCGTTATACCAAGGCACTCGCTCGTGCTATGGCGTACACAAAACAGGTTAAAGCCGCTGCTATTCTTAACAGTGCCTTTGACTCAAGTGTGACTTATGGTGACGGTAAGGAGCTTTGTGCAACTGATCACCCATTGGTCAACGGCGGGACTAACTCAAACGAACCAGCCGTAGCTGCTGATCTTAACGAAACCTCTCTTGAGGCGGCTGTTATTCAGATTGCTGGCTGGACGGATGAACGTGGTCTATTGATCGCCGCACGTCCTCGTAAACTTATCATTCCACCAAACTTGCAATTCGTTGCAACACGTCTGTTGGAAACAGAAGGACGCGTAGGTACTGCAGACAACGATCTAAACGCTATCCGCAATAATGGCTCCATACCTGAAGGATATACCATCAACCACTATCTAACAGATACTGATGCGTTCTTCCTTATGACGGATGTTCCAAACGGTCTAAAACACTTTACACGTAGCCCGATGGCTACATCTATGGACGCTGACTTTGATACTGGCAACAGCCGCTACAAAGCACGTGAGCGCTATAGCTTCGGTGTTTCTGATC